GACCGTCACGCTGGAAGGATCGTGGATCATCAGCACCGATGCCTTGGTCATTTCAATGTGATCGGCACTCATGATCATCAGCGAAGCGGCCGACGCGGCATATCCGGTGACGCGCACCCTAACCTCGCCGGAATGGTTGGCAAGAATGGCGCGGATCGATTCCCCTGCCATTGCGTGGCCGCCACCGGAATTGACAACGATTGTCACGTCGTCGTCGAACTGCGCCAGCGCATCGCGAACCATACCCGGCGAAAACACGCCCGGCTCGTCGGCCCACACCCATTCGTCAAGCAACACCGTGCCCTCCAGGACGATCTCATCGTCCTGCACCAAATCCCTTGGCATAGTTTTTCCTTTCAGGTTTCTTTTGTGTCGCGCGGAAGTTCTTTGTCCCGTTCCGCGTCTTTGATGCGCTCTTCGTGGATCAGATCGGGATCCCGCCCCAGCTGCCGGGTGGCGCGAGACCGGCTGTTCAGACCTGCGTCAACCTCGCTGATCAGCGCCTTCACTTCGCGGGGATCGATCAACGGGCGGCGTGGCGCCGTCCAGGTCAGCAACACGGGCGCATCGCCAGCCGAAGGCAGGAGAGCCCGCGCCTCGTTGGCCCATCCCCCCACCCCTTTACACACCTGATCGATGACGATGTGTGTCTGCCAGTTCTCGATATTTCGATCCATGTCGATCCGGCCCATCTTGCCGGACACAAAGTTCGTGTTACTCAGATCGCCGGCCATAGATTCATAGGTGATCCCAAGACCCATCGCGCATGCGCCCAGGTTCTGGCGAAAGAACCCGTCATAGCCATTGACCGTAGGCGGATTGTTGAACGAGACCCTTTTGCCCGGCGGCAAATCCAGAAGCGCGCCGGGAACCATTTCACCGATGCCAAGGTCTTCAGCTTCCAAAGCGGGCGAAGCGGCGCCCTGCCCCGGACCCACCTCATCATCGCTTTCAATGAACCCGGCAGTCAGCGCTGCCATCTTCTGCTTGACGATTTCGGCTTCCTGATAGTCCGAAAGATCACCAAGCGTCAGCATGATCGGAGCAAACCAGCTCACGCCCCGCAACTGCCCCGGCCGGTCAATGCGGCGAACGTGAATGATATCCGACGCGGGCACCCGAACGGATTCGAGATCAATTCTGCGGCTGGCGGATCCGGGATGTCGCTTGAACAGGTGATAAGCCACGACAGCGCCGGTTGGTCCGATTTCAATCCCGTCGATAACCTCGTTTCCGCCATGCGAATTGACGCGGGGATCCAGATAGTCCGCTTCCAGCAATTCTATCTGAAACGGCAGTTTCAGCCCTTTTGCATAGATACCTTTGCGCCAGCGGCGGCGCAGCAGTACCTCACCATCTTCGACAACCGCGTTCATAATGACACGCTGCATCGCCGCAAAATTCAAAACACCACCGGCATCAAGGGAGGTGCTGTTCATGTGGCTCAGAACCTTTTCCGCGTCGGCATCAGAGGCTAAGTTTTTTTCGGCCACAGACGCATGGATGCCGTTGCCCACCACGTTGCCGGTAATCACCGAGATCCCCCGCGCCGCATAGGGTCGGTTACGGACAAAATCACGCGCCACATTCCGAAGGCGCGCCCGGGCCCCCATGCTTTGACCGGCCGCATCCGCCGAGGACGCCGGGCCGCGCCACGACGCTGTGCGCGGTCCACGCGAAGCGGCGTCGTAATTCATCATGACCGACATTTGGCGACGGGCTTTCATCCGGTCCAGACCGGCAGCCGGCGAAAAGAACCCGACAGCGCGGTCAATTGTCCCGGACAGATTCAGCCTTAAAGCCATGTCACAGCCCCCGCGTCATTTTGGGCGCAACCACTTTCATGCGGCTGCGACGGCTTTCACCGGCCATCTGGGCTTCCATGATGCTCAACTGCTTGCGCATCTCGTCAAGGCTCGCAAACTTCACGCGTTCTTCCCCGCGCTGCACCTCGGTTGCACCGCGTGCAATGGCCTCTCGCAGGGCGTTCACCTCTTCCTGAGTATAAGACATTTCACCTCTGCAAATAGTTGATCTGATGCACCCTGCATCGCGGCGACGCCTTGCGTGGGGTGCTGGATTCTTCGGTTTCGGTCTCAACGACAGCAAAGCTGTTGCCGGCGTATCCCGCGGCCCATTCCGGCGGGGCGGCCCAGTCGATCTTGTCGGCCCGGATGATCAGGTGTTGCGCGCGCGCCTGCACCAGGTGGTCCAGCGTCTCGTTCCGCACCATGCCGGGGCGCTTTTCCCAACCCTTGCCTGTGCGGCGTTCGGCTGTCGCCTCGATCAGGTGATGCTCTTCCATCCAGCCGGAGATTTCACATTTGTACTGGGCCGCCTCGGTCAGTCTCAGCGACGATGCCACAGCGTCCTTCAGCCGGTCGGTGGCCATGTTCAGGATCTTGATGTCACTGGCCACACGGCGACGGCCACGCGCCCGTTCAGGCGCCTTCAGCCAAACCCGATCGGGCTTGTCCCCGCCAATACCGCGCGTCAGATACCAAAGATGCCCCTGCCCGGCTTTCCGCCGCGCACGATAGAATTTGTAGGCGTTCTCAGTTGTCGATCCGCCGCCGTGCATATCGACACCCAGCGCCACCGGCCGCAGACCATAGTTTTCCCCTTCAACCGGCCAGACATGCTCGGCCAGGTGGTCCAGAACTTTCCAGTCCCCGGCAATTTCGAATGGCTTCAAAACCCGATCTTTACGACCCGGTGCATCCTTGGGTGGCGTGTGAAGTTCAAACCGGTCAATAATCTGGTGACGCCCGTCTTCCCCCCAGGCCACCACACCGACGTCAAACAATGTTTTCTGCGTATCAGCCGACACCGTGATGTACCTGGTCCAGCTGGGCGCGACACCCTTGGGCGTCTCGACATCCTGCGCCTTGTCCTTCAACGCCTGCAGCGTCACCTCGTTTTCATCCGCGGCTGCACGCGGAAGATAGGGTTCCCCACGCCCCGTATTCGCCGCCGAAATCAGCTTCTTTTCATCGCCGGTTTTTTCGAATGCCTGGCGCGCTTCCAGTTCCTGCGTCACCAACTCGGCCCATGTCGAAAACGCCGCTGCCGTGCCGTTCAGCCAGTAGCTCAGAATGTCGGTCTTCCGCACATCCGGATGATCGATCGGCACCACCCGACCGTCCCCGGTTTCATGCAGCCAGATCCCGCTGGCGTTCAGCTTGACCTTGTACTCATGCCCGACCATCGCATGGCAATGCGGGCATTCCATTTCCGCCGCTTCACCCGCTTCCTTCGGGTCCAACCCGTCTGGCCAGTGCAGACGGCGAAAGAGCGGTTCAAACAACTCATCGCAATGTGGGCATTCCCAATACCACCGCCCGCGCGTCCCATCGGGATAGATTGACAGAACACCGTAACCCACCGGCGGGCAGGCATGCGGACTGTCCGGTTTCCAGCTTTCATCGGTAATCGGGGCGCCGGGGCTGCTTTCAACAGCCGCCATCCCACGCGACATATAGGATCTGGTGCGCGCCCGCATCATAGTGAAGGCATCACCCTCACCCCCGATGTTCTCGGGAAAATGGTCATAATCGGTACCCAAGGTCCAACGAATTGAACGTGACGACAGCTTTGTCACCGTGGGCCAGTCCAGTGTCAGTTCGGTTCCACCTGAAAACAGTTTCTGGTGAATATTATCTGCGCCCCGGCCCCTGCCCTGACGTTCCTTCAGGGCAGGGCTGTTGCGGATCATCGGTGCAATTTTTTCTCGTTCGAATTCTCCCGCCGCATCGCGGGTCATCTGGAACAGGGCCACCCGGCCCGGATTGCTCGCAACGGTATAGGCCAGCGCCGATTGCAGCATTTGCGTCTTGCCCGACTGCGATGGGCCACAAAACACCAGACCGCGGTAAAGCCGTGACGCTATCATGTCGGTCGGCTCAACCATGTAGGGCGTCACATCTCTGTGGAACGGCGGCCATTCATCGCCGACCCGCACATTCATGTATTTTTCCGCCGATCCGGTGACGCTGATTTCTTCAGCCGGGCGCAGTGACGGCAGCGCCTCGCGCAACACAGCGCGCGGATCCGCGTAAGGCGGCAGCGGCTCGAATTCGTGGTTTTGAACCGACATCAGATAAGCACTTTTTTCTCAATGTCGGGCATTTCACCCTCGAACCCAGCCAAGTGGTTTTCCTCGATTTCGCTGATGAATTTTTTCAGCATGTCATTGGCGGCGCGTTGCACCAGGTCGACCTGCTGGGGCTTCAGCGCCAGCTCCCGCTCCAAACGGTCAGGCATCCCCTCAAGGCCATTGCGCACAATCACGAACAGCGATTGCAGCAATTCAACCATGCCCTGCGTTTCTATCAGGCGACCACGCCGCAACTCGGCTTGGCCCCAAACAAGATCGGCCTCGGCCAATTGTTTTCGCATTGCCGGCGATACGACCGGTTCGCCCGCGTCCAGATCAAGTCCAAGCATCGAAGCCTGCAATTCCATCGTCGCGCGCCGGGACCGGTCAGCTCGCGTCTTTTCCTCGGCTGCCACCCATTGACGATAGGCCCACCCGTGGGACAGACGGATAACATGGGCCTTGCCCTGCCCGCCCTCTCTGACCATCGGAAAGCCCGGATCTACACCATCACCTTTCTTTGGAGCCCTGATCCACTTCCCGACCGTGTTTTCGCTGGTCTGCATCGCCGCTGCGAATTCGGCCAGGCTCATGTCGGCGTCGTCCACACCTTCCGGCAAGGGGTGCGCATGCAGAATTGCCTGCAATTCGGGCGACACATCTACGGGCAACAGTTCATATGCGCCGTCGCCGTGTGCTGCCTTGTCCGATTCAGTCATCCCAAACCCCAACACCAACCCCAATCCCAAGCCCGCCAAAATTCAGAAAACCTGCACAAACCGGGGTGCGAATTACCCGCGTGCAGTTGGGCTCAGGAAGGACCCAAAGCTATTTTGCGGTGCGAAGTGCATCTTGCAGCCTTCGCGACAGGTGGTTTGCAATTACTTGGTTGGCCCTAAGATCGGCGGGCCCTTGAAAATCAAAGCGCGGCCTGTATTGAGCCCGACCCCGAAAGGCCACCAGCTGTTCGATCTTTTGACGGCGACCACGCCCCTTTCTGATATAGATACCGGGATCGAGATGGCGCGTCTTCGGGTCTGACCGGCTGGCGACAAAAGCGCCCGGCCTCGCCATCATGCGCTTGACCGCTCCCCGTGGCATGTTCCCATATTTGTTCAGCCGCGCCTTGTTAGGCACAAGGATCGCCCTTGCCTTTGGCTTCCGTGTCCCGCCACGCGCATGGATATCAAGATAGCCCGCCTGAACGCGCTTAACCCCGACTTCTGCCCGCAGCTTTCGTTTGCTTGCCCGAACGCGATAGAGCGCCTTTTTTGTAAAGGGCGTGGGCCGATCAAAGCTCTTCTCGATATTCTCCACTTCGGCTTCGGCAACATCCTCGGCGGTATCGTTCAAAGCCATGGCGCTGGCAAAGGGCAATTGCCTGAGAGCCAGGTCGCTTAAAAACCGCAGCTCCTTGTCGATGTTATGGCGGCCAGATAACATTTCGCGATTCACTTAATGATTTGGAGCCACACCAATGCTCAAACTATCCGTTGTCGCGTTAATGCTTTTGACTTAGAGCGCGTGTAAAGAGCCCGAAACAAATCAAATAAGCTACCTTAAAGGCGACAACAGAAACCGTGTGTTTGTTTTGCAGT